CGCATCTCCTGCACCGGCTACTGTATAATGTGTTGATAATGTTTTAGTTGCTTCAGCTCCTGTGGAGTTTGTACGGATAATAACTAAAAGATCGGTTTCCTCTAAAATTCTAAATTGATAAGCAAAGTTAGTTGTACTTGCATTACCATTGTGAAAATTCTTAATAATTGTAGTTGATACTGTCATGTCTTAAAAACCTTTATTAGTTCTTGAGGGTTTTGTAAATAAATATTCTTGGTTATACTCTTTTTTCATTCTTTTTTCTATTCTTTTTAATGCACCCGGGTTCATAGTTTCCATAATTTGAAAACCTATCATATAATCAAATGCTGCCTTTGCATAAAATAAATTTAAAAAAGGTACATTTTGACTTATAATTTGATGAGCTTTTTTAGCAGTTTTACTACCATCTAAACCTGCTGCGTATTTAAAAGCTAAACCAATATCTACAGCAGTAGTAAGACCGGGACCAGCTAATCCACCAATAACAGCATTAGCATCCCTATGCTCTTTAAACAAAACATCACCATAAATACCTAATCCACCACCCTGTAAAAGTGCAGCCATTATAGTTGCTTGTTTATTTGGATCACGAGGTTCTTTACCTCTTAATAAATCTTTTGCTGTCATTGATATATAACCCATAAATGCAGTAGTCAACATTATGGAAGCCATTCCTCTTGCTCCTCTTCCATAATCTGCTCTACCAGATTCTGTACTAAATCCACCTAATTTTTTACCTCTTTTTATAAAACCTATTTCTCTTCCTAAAACTTTCATTGCAACAGCAACTGGAAAACTTTTAAATTGACCTACAAATCTAATAGCTTCTCCGGGTACAGTTCCAGTTTGTGAGCCTTGTGTCATAAAACCTTTTACTCTAGCATCTGGCTCAATAACTGCATAAATACTTCTATCTAATAACATTCCAGATACAGAATATTTAAATTTCTCTCTTTCCATTTGCATTTCTTGAGCAGTTAAATCATCTAAACCTGTAATTTTTTTTATATCAGCGTCAGAGACAACTGGTTTTCCATCAACTATTTGATCTAATGAACTAATATTAATAAATTCCATTCCATCATCTGTTTTTGTCATTGCAGATTTTCTAATAATATCCCATTTATTAGAATCAATATTATATAATGAAAAAAAATCTTGTAGTGGTTTATTTAATTGTTTAAAATTTAAATTTTTTTGTGAAGCATAATAATTTGCCATACCTAACATTGCATTTTCTTTTAAAGTATTGGTCCACCAAGAAAGTAAATTATATTTAAAAAATGTTCTTTGTATTTGTGTCCAGCCTTTAGTTAAATTATCTCCAACTTGAAATCTACCAGAAACATCATATATTACGCCATCTGCCATTAACCCAGAACTTCTAGCAATTCTTTGTTTTTGTTTGGTATTTTTTATTCTTGCTAATCCACTCATAGCTTCACCCATACCACCTAAAAATGATCTACCTTGAAATTTCATTTCTGAACCATAGATACCTATATCGGCTGCTGCAGAAATTACTGCACCACCTAATTTTGTAGTGTTTATAAAAGCTCTACTTATTGCAGACCATTTTGCTACTGCAAATCCATATTGACCACCATCAAAAGTATAAACAGTTCCATCTATAACATTCATATATTTTTCAAATTGTTTAGCACTTCTTATACTTTCTGTGCTTCTTTGTTGTGCTTGTAATCTATTTCCAATAGCAACTCTAATTTTTTCAAAATTTTCTTTAGGTCTACTTCCTAATACATCTAACATACCTATATTTCTTCCAGCTGTCATTAATCCACTATAATAAGTTTCTTTTAATGATCCTGTTCCAAATTTTTCATTATATTGAAACCAATCATTTGCAGATTTAAAATGTAAAACTCTTTTATTTGTTTTTCCACCACCCATACTTTTACTACCAAATACTGTACTTGCTCCATCAGCTAATTGTAGTTTATTTCCAACTAAAGAATTATATGAGTGAGATAAAAAAAGTTCTGGACTATCTGTATTAACAAAAGTTTCATCTTGATCTAAGTGTTTCATAACATAATCTTTCCAAGCATTATAATTTTTATTAAAATTTATATCTGTTCCTGTAAAATCTTTTGAAACTTCTATTTGATCTAAATTTTTACCCAATCTATTTGCTGCTGCTCTTACATTAAATTGGTCATTACTTTGTTTAACAACATATCCCCACATTTTAGGAATATTTGCACCTCTAGCATTTAATTTTTGTCTAGTTAATTCAGAATGTTTTTCCATTATTGTTGCTAATTTTACTACCTTTGGATTTTGATTTGTTATTTCTATTCCCTTAGAAATTTGTTCTTGAGTATTAGCAAGTTCATTTTGCAATTTTGTATCAGCTTTATCAAACATTTCAAATAAACCAGAAGCGTCTATTTCATCATTAAAATCAGCTATTAAAATACCTTGAGCAGCATTTTGAGCAGAAGCAACAGATGATCTTGCTCCTAATGTTAAAGTATTTGATCCAACCATTAAAGATATTAAACCTTCCGCTTCATCATTTTTAAAATTTTTTAATATATTTTCAACATTTTCTCTCATTAATATTTCATCATTAACAGCATTTATTTTATTTATTTTTTTTTGAATCTTTATTTGCTCTGTAATATCTGTACTAATTTTATCTATATCAACTTTATCTAACTTAGCTTTCAGTTTAGCTTTTTTAGCTTGAGCTACAGCACTTTTAATTTGACTAATTAATTCTTGTTTTTCAACAGCTGTAATTGAAGATTTTTTTATTGAATTTGTTATTCTTGTTACGCAACTATCTATAGCCATTACTCTCCTTGAGTGCAGTTAATATAATCTTCTGTTAAATCTTTTATTTCTTCAGATTTAGAATTAACTTCTTCCAAATCTTTATCAGCTTCTTCTAGTCTTGTATCTCTTTTTCTTGTAATCTTATTATCAAATTCTAAATCTAAACCACGATCTGATTGCTTAGTTCTAAAATTAAATAATCTTTTTTCTTTTACTTGTAATTCTATATCTTGTTGTGAAGGGTTTAAATCTGCAAGATTTTGTTTTGTAGATTCGACATTTAATTCATTATATTTTTTTTTATTATCAATTATTATTTCATCAACAATAGGCTCTGATCCAATAGGTTTATCAAATTTTTTTCTTTCAGTTAGTAATTCATTATATTTTTTTACTGCATTTTTTAAATGTAATTTATTTACTTTACCACCATCTTTTATAATTGAAGATGATTGTTTTTTAATTGTTTCAATATTTTTTCTTGCTTTTTCTACTAAAGCATCAAGGTTTTTAGTTGATGTACCATTAAGTACAGGATCAGCATTTATAATGTCAGTAATATTTGTTGGATCGCCACTTTGTTGATCTCCTATAGCTTTTGCTAATAGTGTATTTTTAGTTTCAGGAGAAGTTTGATCTAATTTCATCATTTCATCTGCTACTAATTCTGGATAATATTCTTTATATAAATCTACTTCTGATTTTCCACCTTCTATTGTACTTAGGTTTTTTCTGTTAGCTAAAATTTTATCTTGGAATGTTTTATTAACTCTCATGTCTTTTAATTTACCAGCACCTACATGAAGTCCCCCACCAAGAACTGAACCAAATGCAACATTCATAAAACTATCATATATATCGTAATCAGATTGTAGTCTTTGAGCAACACCATAAACAAGAGGCTCTAAAAGAGTTGCACCTACAGCACCTTCTGCCACACCTCTTTTTAATCTTGCACTTCTAAATGCTTTAGCGGATTTTACACCCATTCCTTTTGCTTTGGCAATAGACCTAGCAAATCTAGCTTGTCCATAAATAGGAATAAAGGAAGCTCCAATATTTAAAATATCAACAAAACTTGTACCAATACCAACACCTAATTTTAAAGCACCAACATAAAAACCAGAATTTAAAGGATTAAAAGAACCTTGTGGACCTCTTTCCATTATGCTTTGCCTTCTTCTTTCTTCTTTTTTCATTTTAACCATAATATCAACAACTGATTGATATTCATTTTGTTTAAAATATAATCCTAAATCTTGGTACTCTTCATTTAATTCTTTTTTATCTCTAGGAATTATATTTTTTAATCTTGATTCTTTTCCAGCTTCTGCAACTTCAAAATAATTTTTTATAGAAATAGAAGGATTATAATTCCAGTTGTCTGCAGCTATTGCTCCTAGAGATTCAAATAAAGTTGTTTTATATTGATCGTAGCCAGTTTCTTGTGCTGTTTTGTTTGTGTTTAATTCAAATGCAAATTGAGCCATATTATTTTTATGTTTTTTTACTTGTTGTGTTTAACCATTTTTCTAAAATATCAGCTTCTTGATCTCTTCTTGATTGAGTTTGACTAGGTTTTCCTGTGCTATCCCAATCTCTTAAATTTTTTATTGCACCATCCCAATCACCAGTTGTAACTTGTTTCCAAAAATTATAACCTGTCGTAGTATCAACTCCATGTTGCCAAGCAACAGAAAATATTACAGTTGCTACTTCTTTGGGAAGTTTATCAAAAGATTTAATTGTTGCATTTTTATTGTTTTTTGTTGTTTTACTCCATGCACTTGTAAGTTCTTCTAATGTTTTTTTAGTAGCAAATTTATTGATAGTTTCTCTTTCATTTTCAGTAATTGTAAAAGGCATTTTATTAACAGCATCTAATGCTTTTTTACCTTTTAATCCTAAGTATGGTTTTAATTTATTAACAATTTCTGGATTTTTAGGAAACATGGTTTCTAATTCATTTAAAGTTTTACTTCCTAAATCATAACCCATAGCTATAGTTACTCCAGATTGTCCTATAACAATTCCTTTATTATTAGGAACTAAACCTTTTAATCCTTTATCTTTACCATATTCAAATAATCCTAAAACTTTTTCGTCTATATTATTATTTGATCCAACAAATCTAGGTTGTGAATTTTCATCAAATTGAAGCATAGATGATTGGTTGTTTTCATCATCTATCAAAATTTTAGAGTTTTTTTTTCCATTACCAAGTTCTATATTTTCAATTATTGGTTTTTCTATTTGCTGAAGTGCTTCCTCATAAGTTATACCCTCGTTTTTAGCAAGTTTAGCGGCTTCCTCATAGGTATCAATTATTGAAGTAACAACATTTTCTTCTAGTACATCAAGTCTTAAAGCAAATTGTATAGGAATATTTGTTCCCGGAACAATTTCATCTCCTTGTCTTAATCTTATTTCATTTCCATCAGTATTTATTGCTAACGCAAATCCATTGGTAGTATTAATACCAAAAATTAATCCATCACCATCTGATGGGTTTCTCCACTCTCCATTCATAGACATTTGACGCATCATTTCTGATGTAAGTTTTACTGGATCAGTTTCAAAGTTTGATTTAAAAGCTACTATATTAAGGTCATCCAAATGAAATTTTCTTACAGAATCAGCTGTATTAATAAACGCATTAACTCTTTCATCTCCAATATCTTTTCCATTTACTCTTCTATTAACATAAAAAGTTTCTGCTATTTCAAAATTATTACTAAAAGCCTCTGCTGCTTTAGTTGCTGCTTCATTTTCATCAAGGTCTAATGGAGAGTACATTTTTTTTGCAGCTAAAAAAGTTAAAAATTCTACTAACTTATCCATTTCCATTAAAGTTCCATCACTATTAAGGGGTACATTTCTTTTAAGTATATCTTCAAAAGGTGCAAGTTCTTCTCTTACTAATATTGAAATATCTTCAAATTTTAAACCTTCACTTTTTAAAAAATTTTTAAATGCTGTTTTTTCTTCTGGAGTATCAAAAGAAAGAGCTTCCTCTGCAAGTTCTTCATTTTTAAAAATAGTTTGAATTTTTGCACCATAAGGTAATTTATCTTCTAATAATTGTTTTAATGCTTTTCCATCATTATCACCATAAGTATCATTTAAACTATCTGTCATTAAACGCATTGTTTCTAAGTCTGATTTTTTACTAGCTTCCATATAATCTGCAACAAATTGTTTTGACATTTCATTTGTCATAACTTTTTTATTGCTTTCTTCTACTTTTAATGTTTCTTGTTTCATTAACAATTCTTCTGCAAAAGAAGATTTAGCTGCCACTATATCAGAGCTATTATAACTATTTGGTGCTGTAAATGTAGCTGTCATATTTTGAATTTCTATTGCTTTATTTTGCATTTCAATATCCGTTTTTAATATAAAATCAGCAGGATCATTTTTTAAACCTTCTTTTTGTGTTGCAACTATATCTTTTAAAAATGTATCTTTTTTTATAGCAACATTTATAGGGTGAGAATCATAACCATCTTGTATTATTTCATTAGCAACTTCATCCAATTTATCAAGAGGTATTCCAGAGAGTAATTTAACATTATCAAACTCATCTTCTACAACAGTTTTATTAGCCATCATTGCCTCTGCAACACTTTCTGTCATTACATCTGGTAAAATATCCCAATCAAAATATGGTGGTTTTCTTCCAGCTTTTATATTTGCTAATACATTTTCATATTCTAATTTTATTTGTGGTCTTAAAATAGATATAGCTCTATCCTTTAAATCTTGTCTTTGATCCATATTTATATCTGGTAAATATTTTTCATTTTTTAAAAGTTGTAATGTTTTTCTAGGAGATTTACTTACATCCTGTGATCCATCAAGTAATTGAATTTCATTTTTAACATTAGATAACATTGTTTGTAACTCTGGGTAAGTTACTATGTTAATAAAAGAATTAGTAATTAAATCCTTATAATCATCTTCTAAAGCGTCTTTATACATTCCCCCTTTTGTATAGGCTTTTAAAAACATTTCTTTTTTTGAAGTCCCAAAAACTGTAGTTGCTTTTTGTAAAATATTATTTGATAAATCTTTATCTAAACTTGAAATTTGTTTTGAAATATCTCTTAATGCACTATTTTTAAATATTTGTGCTGAATTTGGAGTTGATGCTTGTGCAGCAAATTTATCCATTAATAAAGTTGTATTATCTTTTAAATATTTATTTGCAGCATTTTTATTTGTAGAAAGAAAAGGGTCTTTATTAATATAATCTGTAACTTTATCAGATTCAAAAATAAAATCATTTTTTAATTTAAGAGCATCTGTTCTATTTTCTAATTCATTTTCTTTTATTTTAAAATCAACAACAGCTTTTGTTACAGGTGCTAAAGCACTAGCAAGAGTATTATTTAAACTCATTTGAATATTAGATGTAGTA